AAAACACTTTAGATATTTTAGAAGAAGTACCTTATGATGACATTGATGAATTTATACGATTATTAACTAAATAATGACAAAAAACGCTGATAAGCTAAAAGCTCTTAAATCCATAAACACGGAATACCTAACTAAATCGGAAGCTAAAGAGTTTACGATTTTATTAGAAGAATTAACTAAACGTGAGTTTCAAGAAAAGTCAACAAGTACTTTTATGGATTTTGTAACATCTATTTGGAAAGAATTTATTACAGGAGACCACCACGTAAAAATGGCAAAAGCTTTTGATGATATAGCGAGTGGTAAATTAAAACGTTTAATAATAAATATGCCACCTAGACATACTAAATCTGAATTTGCTTCGCATTTATTTCCTGCATATTTGTTAGGTAAAAATCCTAAATTAAAAATTATTGAAGCAACACACACCGCCGACCTTGCCGTTAACTTTGGTAGAAAAGTTCGTGATTTAATTGACGGCGAAGAATATCAAGAGTTGTTTCCAGAAACACAACTAAAAGCCGATAGTCGTTCCGCGGGTAAATGGTTAACTAATAAAGGCGGAGAATACTATGCCGCAGGTATTGGTGGTGCGTTAGCGGGAAGGGGTGCAGATTTATTTATTATTGATGACCCGCATTCAGAGCAAGACGCTATGTCTGATAAAGCTTTAGAAGAAGCTTACGAATGGTATATGTCGGGTCCACGACAAAGATTACAACCAGGAGGTGCAATCGTTATCGTTATGACGCGTTGGAATAAAAAAGATTTAACAGGTCGTTTAACTAGAAAAATGGCACAAGATGAAGGAGCTGATCAATGGGAAATTATAGAGTTTCCTGCAATATTACCTTCAGGCAAACCGCTTTGGGAAAATTTTTGGAAGTTAAAAGAATTAGAAAGTATTAAGGCTTCGGTTAGTCCTTCTAAATGGGCGGCACAATATATGCAACGTCCCACAGGTGAAGGTATTTCGATTATCCCTAAAGAATGGTTTAATGTTTGGGATGAAAACAAACCACCTAAATGTGATTATTTAATACAAAGTTACGATACCGCATTTTTAAAATCAGAAAGAGCTGACTTTACCGCTATAACCACATGGGGAGTTTTTTATCCTGAAGGTAAAATAGGCGAAGAAACATATCATGGTAACGAAGCTCATTTAATTTTAATAGATTGTATAAAAGAACGTTTTGATTTTCCTGAACTAAAAGCAGAAGCATTACGTTTATACGATTATTGGCAACCCGATACCGTAATTATCGAAGCTAAAGCTTCAGGGATTCCATTAGTACAAGAATTACGTAGAGTTGGTATTCCTGTAAATACTTTTTCTCCAGGAAAAGGTCAAGATAAAATCGCTAGGTTAAATTCTGTTTCACCTATTTTCCAAGACGGTAGAGTCTGGGTTCCTGATAATAGATTCGGTGAAGAATTAATGGAAGAAGTTTCTGATTTTCCATCGGGAGAAAATGATGACTTAGTTGATGCTACTACTTTAGCGTTAGCAAGGTTTAGAGAAGGTGGTTTTTTACAACTAACCAGTGACTATGTTGACGAAGAAGAATATTTCGGCGGCGAAAGGGTTTATTATTAATGAAATACGTAATATGATGTACATCCATGGCTATTGAAAAACAACCTTTATCTGTGCTTTCTAATCCTCAAGAAGAAATAGAGTTAGAAATAATGCAGCAACCCGAAGAAGAAACAGAAGTTTTTCTACAACCCGACGGCTCCGCTATTTTAGGCAGTGAAATGCCAGAAGAAATACCCTCTAAGTTTGGAGAAAATTTAGCAGAAACATTAGATGAAAGAGAATTAAGATCAATAGCTTCAGAATTAACGTCTTCTTACGAAGATGATTTAGAATCAAGAGATGATTGGTTTCAAACTTATTCAGAAGGTTTAGATTTATTAGGTGTACGTTCAGATTCTAGGTCACAACCTTTTGTTGGAGCTTCAGGAGTTCATCACCCGATACTTGCAGAAGCCGTAACCCAATTCCAAGCCCAAGCGTATAAAGAAATGTTGCCTGCAGGTGGACCTGTAGACACAGAAGTTTTAGGAATGATGGATGACTCAAAAGTTGAAAAAGCTAATAGAGTTAAAAACTTCATGAATTATCAAATAACTTATAAAATGGAAGAATACGATCCTGAAATGGATCAATTATTGTTTTATTTACCGTTATCAGGTTCCGCATTTAAAAAAGTTTATTACGATCCGTCGTTAGGACGTGCTGTAGCTCGTTTTGTTAAATCAGAACACTTAGTTGTACCGTATTACGCAGTAGATTTACTTAGTGCACCACGAATTACCCACGTTATCCACATGACTGAGAACGAATTACGTAAATTACAGTTATCAGGGTTCTATAGAGACACCGAAATGATGGCACCAAGTAGTGCTTCTGACACATCTGATATAGATGAAAAGATTGAGGAGCTACAAGGCATATCTAGAACAATAACTGATGAAGAATTTACCCTATTAGAGATGCATGTTGACTTAGATTTAGCAGGTTTCGAAGATACAAACGAAAATGGTGAAGAAACAGGGTTAGCACTGCCGTATATAGTAACTATTTGTAAAGATAACAACGAAGTATTATCAATAAGACCTAATTATAACGAAAATGACCCTATGCGAAGAAAAATAGAGCATTTTACGCATTATAAGTTCCTTCCAGGACTGGGTTTTTACGGTTTTGGGTTAATTCACATGATGGGAGGCTTAACTAAGTCGGTTACTGCAATTTTACGTCAATTAATAGACGCAGGTACGCTTTCTAACCTTCCAGCAGGTTTTAAATCACGTGGATTAAATATTCAACGTCACGATGACCCATTACAGCCAGGAGAATGGCGAGATGTAGACGCTCCAGGAGGCAGATTACAAGATGCTTTCCTTCCATTACCATATAAAGAGCCAAGCGGTACTTTAACGCAATTATTAGGAGCATTAGTAGATTCTGGTAAACGATTTGCTGCAACTGTAGAAGATCCAACAGGAGACGGTAACTCTGAAGCTCCTGTAGGTACTACGGTAGCTTTAATGGAAAAAGGACAACGAGTTATGTCCGCAATCCATAAAAGATTACATTACGCACAAAGAACAGAATTTAAAATATTAAAAAGAGTTTTTGGTGAGTTTTTACCACCACAATACCCATATCAAGTACAAGGTGCTTCAGAAAATGTATTTAAAGAAGATTTTGATAGTTCTATAGATGTGATACCTGTTAGTGACCCTAACATATTCAGTATGACTCAAAGAATTACATTAGCTCAAACACAATTACAAATGGCACAATCCGCTCCGCAGTTACATGACTTAAGAGCAGCTTATCGTAAAATGTATATAGCCTTAAATATTAAAGATATTGATTCAGTATTACCTGAGAAAAAAGAAGTACCTGCTAGAGACCCTATTAGTGAAGAACAAGCAGTTATTACGGGTAATCCGATAAAAGCTTACGATTTTCAAAACCATGAAGCGTATATTGCTTCGCATTCAGCGTTTATGCAAAACCCTATGGTACAAAAAAATCCTGTAGCCATGAAGTCAATAGGAGCCAACATACAAGAACATCAAGCAATGTTATATAGACAACAAATAGAACAAGCATTAGGTCAACCGTTACCACCTATCGGTGAAGAAATGCCACCAGAAATTATGAATCAAATAGCTACTATGGCGGCACAAGCTACACAACAAGTTACGGGTCAAGCTCAAGCAATGGCACAAGCTCAAGCAGCAGCACAACAAACACCGCAAATGCAAATGTTCCAACAACAACTAGCGTTAGAAAAAGAACAATTAATGCAAAAAGAAACTGACGATGTTAGAGACGCTGAATTAGCACTACAAAAAGCTCAATTAGATGCACAAATTAAACGTGAAAAAATAGAAGCTGATTTAAGAGTATCGGATACTAAAGCTGCAATAGAATTACAACAATTAGAGTTGAAAGCAAAAACTGATGCTGATAAGAACTATAACGATCTAGTAAAAACAGTTCGTGAAAGTAGAAACCAAAACGGAGAAATATAATGCGAGAGTATTACGATGATAAAATGAAAGCGTATCCGTCACCTTCAAAAAAGGCTAATAGAAGTGCACCTAGTGAACCAGCAATAACTGATTCTACTAAAGTTCAATCTGTTACCGCAGGAGAAGTGAATACGGATGCGAAAGGAAATGTTGTTGGTAAGGAGTCAAAAATGAAAGCTGCTTACGGACAAACTAAAGGACTTCTTTGGTATAATTACATTAAATAAATGGATTATATCTTAGCGACGGAGCATTTGCTCCGCAAGTATCGTGAGAGAATAGATGCTCTCACGCAAACGCTGGCAGCAGGTAGTATTGAGAACATTGAACAATACCAACGGATTGTCGGGGAAATAGCAGGTTTGAGTTTAGCTGAACAAGAAATTCAAACTTTACATTCTAATATGGAGGATGCAAATGACTAATGAAGTCGAAACAAAAATAGTTCCAGACAGAGTTTTAAGAGACTTTGGTAGTGATAATGTTCCTGAAATGGTTTCAGAAAACGTAATCACACCAGATAACTTAGACTCTCATGCAGAATCGTTACCACGTCCTACGGGGTATCGTATTTTAATATTACCTTTTACACAATCGCATGTAACTAAAGGTGGCATACATTTAGCTAAATCAACTGTTGACAAGGAAAGACTTGCAACCGTTGTTGGTTATGTTGTCGCTACAGGACCAGACGCGTACAGTGACCCACATAAGTTTCCAGAAGGACCTTGGTGCAAAGAAGGTGATTGGGTGATTTTCGGTAGATATGCGGGAGCTCGTTTTCAAATAGAAGGTGGCGATATGCGTCTTTTAAATGATGATGAGATTTTAGCAACTATTGACGACCCCGAAGCAATTTTATCATAACAACTTGAGGAGGACTCATGCAAGAAGAAGCAGAAAACATAGAACTAGAACTTCCAGAAGGGGAAGTTGACATAAGAGCAGCTGATGTAGACGATTCAATTACTGCGGAAGTAATTGAAGAAACATCTGTTGAAGAAAATCAAACAAAAGATGAACTAGACCAAATTAGTGAATCAGTACAAAAACGTATTGATAAACTAACGTATAAAATGCGAGAAGCAGAAAGACAGCGAGATGAAGCAGTCAATTACGCTCAAAGCGTAAATCAAACCGCATCTAGTTTAAAAGAAAAATTAAAAAACTCTGACTCATCTCTTTTCAAAGAGTATGACAATAGGGTACAATCGGATATTGAAAGAGCAAAGTCTTATTTAAAGAACGCTCAAGAAACAGGAGACGGTGATGCTATTGCAGATGCTACAGAAAAACTTTCTAGAGCAAGTGCTGAAGCAGAAAACCTTAGAAGGTTATCTGCTCAACAACAAATCAGAGAGCAAAACACTTCACAAGAAGTTCCTGTTGAAGAATATAGACCTACGTTACAACCTCAGGAATCAAGACCAGACCCTAAGGCAGAAGAATGGGCTAGCAACAATAAATGGTTCGGAGATGATCAAGCAATGACTTTTGCAGCTTTTGGAGTACATAAAGAATTAGTAGATAGTGGTTTTGACCCTACTTCTAATGATTACTACTCAGAAGTTGATAAACGTATGAGAGATAATTTTCCACACAAGTTTTCAGAAGAGCAATCTGCCCCCGTGCAACAGGTTGCTGCNACTAGTCGAGGGGCTAGNGGTAAAAAATCATCACGCAAAATAAAGTTGTCACCTAGTCAAGTAGCAATAGCTAAAAGACTAAATGTGCCACTTGAAGAGTATGCTAAGCATATAGAAGGAGTATAAAAATGACAGACGACATTAAAACAGAAGTCACCACTGATCGTAACTCACGATCTGCAGAGACACGAGACTCTCAAACTCGCAGAACGCCTTGGAAACCCCCGTCTATGTTAGACGCACCAGAAGCACCTCCTGGATACCAATTCAGGTGGATTCGTGAAGCTACTAGGGGAGCAGACGATAAATCTAATATGTCTAAACGTATTAGAGAAGGTTATGAACCTGTGCGAGCAGAAGATTATCCTGAATTCGAAGCACCTACAGTAGATAGCGGCAGCAATAAAGGAATAATTGGGGTTGGAGGTTTAATTCTCGCTAAAGTACCAGTTGAGACCGCACAAGAACGCACAGCGTACTATCAAAACCAAGCAGAATCTGCTATGGACGGTGTAGACCAAAACTATATGCGAGAGAGTGACGCTAGAATGCCTATAAAAGATAGTGATATCCAAAGGAGTTCTAAAGTTGCTTTCGGTAGTAAGACTACTGACAAAGGAAATTAATAATAACAATATATATAAGCAAAGGAGATAATCATGGCTAATATAGATAAACCAGATGGTTTTACCCCCGCATATCATATGTATGGTGGTGTTATTCGTCCTGCAGAAATGAGAATCGCTAGTGAAACTTCAGCATCAATCTTTTCAGGTGATGTTGTAACTTTATCAAGTGGTTATGTCATTCAAGGCACGGCGACTAGTGCACCCATAGGTGTGTTTTATGGGGTTTTCTTTACCGCTACTGATGGCACCCCAACTTTTTCAAAAGTTTGGACTGGCAGCACAGCGACATTAGGTGGAGCAGATGCACAAGCTCTCGTATACAATGATCCAGCGATCGTTTACGAAGCTCAATTTACAGCGGGAACTCCTGCGGTAAGTTTTATCGGTTCTAAATACACTCTTTCGACAACTGCGGGTAGTACAACTACTGGTAGATCAAAGGAAGGGGTCACAGCAACTACTTCAAGTGGTGTAGCGTTACACGTAGGATTCGCTTCGCAACCTAGCAACTCAATTGGTGCTAATGCGAGAGGATACTTTACGTTCCCGACTAACACATTTGCAGTCTAATAAAAGGAGCATAAACAATGGCAATTAACAGAGCCCAACTAGTCAAAGAACTAGTACCAGGACTCCATGCTCTTTTTGGATTAGAGTATGAGAGATACAATAACGAACACGAAGACATTTTCGACACTGAAAGTTCTGAAAGAGCTTTTGAGGAAGAAGTAATGTTAAGTGGATTTGCAGACGCACCAACTAAAGGCGAAGGAGCCGCGGTCATATATGACACAGCTCAAGAGTCTTTCACGTCTCGTTACACTCATGAAACTGTAGCCTTAGCATTTGCGTTAACAGAAGAAGCAATCGAAGATAATCTCTACGATACTCTTTCTTCTAGATACACAAGAGCTTTAGCTAGATCAATGCAAAACACAAAACAAGTGAAAGCAGCTAACGTATTAAATAATGCGTTTAGTTCTTCTTTTGTTGGTGGAGATGGAAAAGAGCTTTGTGCTACTGACCACCCCACTGTTGCTAACGTTGATTTAAGAAATGAGTTATCAACTGCAGCTGATCTTAATGAAACTTCATTAGAACAAGCGTTAATCGATATCGCTGACTTCAGAGATGAAAGAAACCTTAAGGTTAATGCACAAGCAAGGAAATTAATTATTCCACCTGCTTTACAATTCGTAGCAGATAGATTAATGGAAACTCCTGGAAGAGTCGGTACTTCGGATAATGACATTAACGCGATTAGAAATATGGGAATGGTCTCAGAAGGCTATGTCGTTAATCATTATTTAACAGATACTGATGCTTTCTTTATCAAAACTGACGTACCAAACGGACTTAAACATTTCGTTAGAACGCCTGTATCAACTAGTATGGAAGGAGACTTCGAAACTGGTAATGTAAGATACAAAGCTAGAGAACGTTATAGTTTTGGATTCAGTGACTGGAGAGGAATCTTCGGTTCTCCTGGAGCATAATTTATTTATGTAACCATAGGAAAGGGAGTTTCGGCTCCCTTTTCTTTTTTGAATGAATGATATACAATCAAAACACTAGGATTTAAATAATTGTTTTATCAACTGACCTAGCAGACAAGCCAAGATGATAAAACTTATTTCCCGAGGAGGAAATTATGGCAAACTCAACATTTAATGGACCAGTCAGGTCCGAAAATGGTTTTAAGGTAATCTCAGTAAACAGCTCTACTGGTGCAGAAACTGATGTAGTAGATATCGCATCAACAGGTATTGTTACTAACAAATATGTAAAACATGTAGGTTTTGTATCAGGTGTAACAGTAAACACTACAGCAGGTGATTCACCAAGTATCGGTACATTTGTACAACCAGCTAACACAATTATTACAGATATTAAAATTTTCTGTGATGTCGCACCAGTAATCGGTACTGGAGATATAGGTTATGAAGTAGGTACTGCAAGCTCAGGAGCACAAATTGTTGCAGCTCAAACTGATGAAATACTTGATGGCGGTACAACTGTCGTTGTGCACAACGTAACTCAAACTGCTTTAGTGCTTCAAAC